CATGGCATCCGAAAGTTTTTAATAAAATCATACATAATTTATATATCATACTTATTCCCCCTTATACATTCTTATTCTTAACGTATTCCACAAACTTTTTTGCAATATATATATCAGTTAATTCTCTTGCTTCGATACAATTTCCACCGATATGATTTGTATATAAATCACCTTCAGAAAAATCACTGGCATAGTATACGAATTCAGGTAAGGATTCATAATAAACAATATCTTTTCTTGACGTATTTATTATAATAGCATATTTTTTAAATATTTGAGTTCCATTTATCAGGTGATAGGTGTCTTTGCTTAATGGAACATGAATACTTATGACATTAAAAACTGATAAATCTTTAATTTCCTTGTAATTATTAGTGTAAGTTACATTCATTCCCAACGCCTTTGAATAATTGGCAACCATACTACCAATCCTACCCATGCCAACTATTAAAATATTTTTACCATACAGTTGAATTGATCCAAGTTTTGCTAATTGCAACATCAAACTTAATGTATGCTCTGCCGTAGAGGTTATTTCTTTACCTTCGGTATCTTTCCATCGTTGGTCTAAATGAATTATTTCAGGTGATTGAATGTGATCTACGCCAGTACATGGTGAGAACACTGGTACTTTTGAATGCACTGGTCTTAATCCAGTCCAAACATAATCAAATCCATCTTCGTCTTCTGGAATATTACAATCAATCATTAAATCTGCAACATCACAAAGTATTTCTTGTGCCTTCTTGCATGGCATCGTTAACATTTTTATAACTGGCTTGCCATGAGTTGGTATCTTCATTTCTGTTCGCACACCACTTATATTCTCCCATACTACATCAATACTGCCTGTTGGCTTATTCATACTTATTCCTCCTTATACATTCTTATACATTCTTATTTAAGTAGCTTAATCTTCTATTAATGTTTGGGTGTTACACTTTCTGCAACAATAAATGTCCCAGTATTCGCCATCTTCTGTTTGAATAAAATCTATAAAATCATTTTGCTCATCAAGTTCATGATTGCAATTTTCACAATTCATAATCCACACCCCTTTTATGTGAATAGCTTTATTTGATTCATCTTAGCCATTCTTTTTATTTCAGCCTTACTTAATCCCTTCCACAACAATTCTTGCATAGTCCATGTTCCTGTAATCTTTTCTTTTTGTTCTAATACTTTAAAAGTTTGTTGCTCTCTTGCTTTATATGCTATTGCTAGTGCCATTATTAAGTCATCATGCTTGCCTGCCATAGCTTCTGGCTTGCCTTTATCATTAATAACAAATGTAAGCATTTCATCTAATGTATCAAGATCATTTATTAATTCTATAAATTCTCGTACTATAATTTTTAACTCATCTATAATAACAGGTCTTGTTACCCTGTTAGTCTGGAATCCAAATTTAGCATGCATCTTTTTACTAATCTTGTCAATTGTTTCTCTCTGATACTGTTTTCTATAACCTAATCGTTGCAACTCTTTTATTGGATGTAAGTCAAAATTACTTTCTATTGCTATTAATGCATAATTGTAATACTTACCTAAACAATACATATACTTAGCATATATATCAGTATCAATTTGTCCTTTAAATGTTGCTACTTGTTCACCTGTAATGTTGTTTAAAACCTGTCCTGTTGAATTATCAACGCCACCTTCTGATGTATCTCCACCTATTACATATGGAATACTATCCTCTGGATGCTTATGTATTGTTATAAATCCTTTATCATCTTTAATAAACTTAATAGATTCATCAACTATTTGCTCATTCTCATAATCAAATATAAATGTACCTCTAATAGAGTTATTATTTGTTCGCAAATTCATCATTCGTTCGGTTACTTTTTGACCATCAAATACAGTTCGCCCAGTTACGCCCCATTCAGCTTGTACATAAACCATATATCTATAAGGATCTATCTCTCTTAATGATTCTAGTTCACGTTTGTAAGCATCATCTATAAACTGATTATCCTTGTAAGTAGTTTTTAAAATTACACTATCTTCTGCTTTTCGGTCAAAAAAATAAGCCTTAAGCCAATGATTTGCATTTATTGGATTAAAACTTAATGTTATTGTTTTTGGAATATTACTTATACCTCTAAGTCTTAGTGACAATTGCGTCATATCTCCTTGTTCGACTTCTGAAGATTCTTCGATCCACACACTTGTTGCTATTCCACTTTCAAATGTAATCGATTTGATTTTCTCTTCATCGTCTAACCCTACAAAAAGAAACTCATTGCCATTATAAATATTCTTAATTCGCATTTCACTTTCATTTATCTTAAATATCTTACCAAATCCCCACGCATTTATTAACTGCTTCATAAGTGGAAACGTTGACTTTCTGTTTGTATCTCCTACTTTTCTTACAACTATTGTGTTATGTCCTTTTTCTTTAACATGCCAATAGAGGTATCTTTGACCAACAAAAACTGATTTACCACTACCAGCACCACCATAAAATACTTGATATCTTTTGTCGCAATGTAAGTAAGGTAAGTAAACCTTATTAAATACATTTGCATCTATATTTATACTAGCAATGTTTATCACCTACTTTATTTAACCTTGCATAAGCATGTTCTAATGTTTTGATCCTTTTTTCAAACTCTTTCCTGTCGGATTCTCTTTCATCGTTTAAATCTTGTACTAAGTCGGCTAATGTTGTAACGATATTCTTGATAGTTTCTATCTTTGCAATAATATCATTCATACTTATTCCTCCTTATTATTTATTCCACTTACTATTTTCAAAGAACTTAGCTAACGTTTTATTTACTCTATTACCTTTCATAAATATAAAAGGATTAACAGTAAAACAAACACTTTTACCAGTTCTATGTTTGCCTAATACACGCTTCTTAATTAATCCCTCAAGGCTTCTATCAATAGTTCGTTGACTTTGTTTAGTATCTGACATTATATATTCCCTAGTTAATAATGCACCATTAGAATGTGTTAATATGCCTGTTTGATATTGTAAATATTGTAATAAAAACATCAGCAATACACTCTCCGCACCTGTTATTTCACTAGAAATTTCAAATAAACACTTAGTATAAACCTTAATAAAATTATCGCTTTTATTTATTTCAATAGTATCGTTAAACTTCTCAACACTACCACGTCGCACTATCCTATCACCCTCATTTATCTTATCCACTATTTCACCATCATCAGTAACTACATATCTCACAACCAATAAATCACCTCTTTTTATTAAACAGTAGACATTTTTTGTCTAGTATAAGGGGGTATAGTAGACATTTTTTGTCTAGTATGAATAATCCTCGAACCCATTCTAACTACTGACTTTGAATATGTTTTTTCGGCAGGATGCCCCTCTTATTCTTAATACCTTCTTAAAAGCTCCGCAGGAATCAAATTATAGTACCAGTACCATACAATATAAATTAAAATTAGGAGTAAAAAATTATACAGTATAGCACCAGTACCATTAGGAAAAATTCAGATTTAGTAACCAGTACCAACAGTTAAAATTCCGTTTTCATTAATAAACTGTAGAAATACCAATAGTACCAATAGTTGAAATTTCGTTTTGTATATAGATAAAGTGTATATAGATAAAGTGTATATTTCTCTTTTATATATATGATGTAAGTTGGAGTCCTCACATTGGAAACAGACCCCACACACCACACAACACAGCGACACAGCCAGCAGCTGCCTACTTTTATATTACTCTATTATCCCCAGCTTGGACCATTTACCTTATTATAGCAGCTACATTATTAACCTAACTAAACGAAATAATGGTTTCGCACAGTTAGACAATATCCTTGTAACGCAGTAGTATCAACAGTTAGGTCGATTCTTCCAATAAATTAGTTTTAGTTTCTTCTAATAAATTGGAAATTTTTACGTCAATATTGGTAATCTGATGCTCAACTTCTGTCTTATCCTTCCAGCCAAAGTTATTCTTTAAATTAAAAATAATCCCAGCTGTGTTTTTATTTGTAAACAGCTGTTCTTCTGCATAAGCCTCACAAATATCCTTTAATTTTTTTAAAGAGTCAGAGAACTTTTTGTTGTCATCGTCATATGTTCCGCCAATATATTGAGATCCGGTTTCCTTACTAATATCAGCGTAAATATAAAAAGATAGCATTGTAAAAGGTTTTTCGGTTGCTAACCTAGATGCTATATATTGTTCAATAATAAAATTTAATTGTTCTATGGTTTCAAATGCTTTGGGTCTGCCTCCAAGATTTTTCATCAGGATCAGCTCCTTTTTAAATATTCTTATACATTCTTATTGCATTTACATATTTTTACATTATTCAATTTTAATATATATATTGGGTAATTGGGTTAAATATAGAAGTGTCAACGTGTTGTTGGTAGTTTAATTTAAGTTTTAAGAGTTTCTACATTATAGAGTAATATAAAAGTATAACTAAAAATGGGCATAAAAAAATAACCCACTAGATAAATTAATTTATATTAATTATAACATGATATTTATTGCCATACTATCCCATGTTTAAAAAAGTTTTAGTGGCTGCAAGTGGCTTGAATAGTAGATTGCAGAAAAATTATAAAAAATAATTAAAATATTTTGTGAATAATGGTTGACACTGTCGGACAAGATATGCTATGATTAATTTAGAGGTTGAGCAAACGAGCTTAACCAAAAAATTAATCATAGCATA